GGTAATGCGAGCCCCGTTTTTTCGCTAGGTATAGCGATTGGGCATTGGTTAAGTTTTACAAGGAGTTGATTGATGGTTGCAATTCCGGATGCGATTGAGCAGCGCAGCGTGGAGTCGTTGGTGCCGTATGCGCGGAATTCGCGGACGCACAGCGATTCGCAGGTGGCGCAGATTGCGGCGTCGATGCGGGAGTGGGGATGGACCAACCCGGTCTTGATCGACGAAGGGGGGGGGATCATTGCTGGTCATGGGCGGGTGCTGGCGGTGCGCCGCTGGATGGCCTTCACCGGCCAGGTCGCCACCCTCGAGGCCACCGGCGAGCCGTTCCCGGAATCTACCGAGTAAGCCATGCCCCAGGCAGCCGGAACCCTTACCGAATTCGCTGCCCACTTCGGCGTTTCGGCGCCCTATGTGACGAAGCTCAAGAAGCAGGGCAGGCTGGTGATGGTGACGGTGGACGGCAAGGAACTTGTGGACTTCGCCCTGACCGAGAAGCTCATCCGCAACACCACCGACCCGGCCAAGGCCGACAACGGCGCCAACGCCAAGCCCGGCGCCGGCAGCCGGGTGGTGCAGGACGTCGGCTCCGGCAACAGGCTGGACCTCACCTACAAGCAGGCCAGAACACACGAAGCCGCCTTCCGCGCCAAGCTCACCGAGCTGGAATTTCGGGAGCGCGAAGGCATGCTGGTCGAGGCCGACAAGGTCCGCCGCTCGGCGGTCAGCCTAGCCGCCATGACCCGCAGCGCCTTCGAGAAGATACCCGACAAACTCGCCGATCGCCTGGCCGCAGAAGCCGAGCCGGCAGCCTGCCACGCCATGCTGGTCGCGGAAATTGATCTGGTGCTTGCCGACCTGGCCGCCGCATGCCGAAACTTCCAGATTCCAGATGGCGAAGATGGGCGCGGCTGACCGCTTCGTCTTCGGCGGCATCGATGGCGCAGACCTGATGGCCGAAGCCTTCGCCCAAGGCTTCGAACCCCCGCCACGACTCTCCGTCACCGCCTGGGCCGACGCCCATCGCCGTCTTCCCACCAAGGGCGCAGGCGAGCCTGGCCCCTGGCGCACCTCCCGGGTGCCCTACGCCGCCGAGATCATGGACTGCCTCTCCGCCGAACACCCGGCGAAGCGCATCGTTTTCATGAAATCCGTCCAATCCGCCGGCACCGAGATTGGCAACAACTGGGTCGGCTGGTTCATCGACACCCAGAAGGCGCCGATGATGATCGTCCAGCCCACCCTGGACATGGCCGAGCGGTGGTCCAAGCAGCGCCTGGCCGCTATGATCGAGGACTGCCCCAGCTTGCGCGCCAAGATCGCCCCGGCCCGCTCCCGGGATTCCGGCAACACCACCCTCCTCAAGGAATGGGCCGGCGGCGTCGGGGTCATCAGCGGCGCCAATTCCGGCGCCAGCCTGCGCTCGATGCCGGCCCGCTACGTCTTCCTGGACGAAATCGACGCCTACCCGCAGGAACTGGAAGGAGAGGGCGACCCGATCAAACTGGCGGAGGCCCGCACCTCCACCTTCCCGCGGCGCAAGGTCTTCCTGGTCAGCACGCCCACCATCGAAAGCCTCTCCCGCATCAACAAGGAATGGCTGGCCAGCGACCAGCGCCGCTACCACGTGCCGTGCCCCCACTGCGGCCACGAACAGCCCCTGGTCTGGGACAACCTGCGCTGGCCCAAGGGCCAGCCCGAGCGCGCCCTCTACCACTGCGGCGACTGCGGCTCCGGCATCGAAGAGCACCACAAGACCGTTATGCTCGCCGCCGGCCGCTGGGTCGCCACCTATCCCGAGCGTCCCGTCGCCGGGTTTCACATCAACGCCCTCTATACCCCGATCGGCCTCGGCCTCACCTGGGCCGAACTCGCCGCCGAATGGATCGAGGCCGCCAAAGCCCCCGCCCGCCAGAAAACATTCACTAACCTGCGCCTCGGCGAAGTCGTCGCCGACCCCAACGAAAAACTGGACGAAGACGACCTAAAAGCCCGCGCCGGCATCTTCAATCCGCGCGACATCCCCCTTGGCTGCCTCGCCTTGACCGCCGGCGTCGACGTCCAGAAAGACCGATTTGCCATCCTCATCATCGGGCACGGTCGGGGAGGGCAGCAATGGGTCATCGACTACGTCGAACTCCCCGCCGATCCGACCACCGCGGAAGCCTGGACCGCCCTGGACGCCCACCTCGCCCAGCCCCTGACCAACAGCCGCGGAGTTCCCATGCGCCCCTCCCTGGTGGCCATCGACTCCGGCTACCTAACCGACCACGTCCTCGCCTACACCCGCACCCGCCGCGGGCGCGTCATTGCCGTCAAGGGCGCCAGCACTCCAGGCAAGCCGATCATCAACCGCCCCAGCAAGCTCGACGTCACCGTCCGCGGCAAGACCATCAAACACGGCGCCGAAGGCTGGCTGGTCGGCGGCGACACCGCCAAGCACGTCCTCTTTGCCGTCCTCACCGCCGACGGCAAGCGGCCCCTCGAGCACGACCGCCTGATCCATTTCCCGGAAGGCCTGGACGCCAGTTTCTACAGCCAGCTCACCGCCGAAGTTTGGGACCCGAACCGCCGCCGCTGGGTCAAGGTCCGGCCCCGGAACGAGGCCCTGGATACCTGGTGCTATGCCCTGGCTGCAGCCCATCACCCGTCGCTGCGGATCCATCTCTGGAAGGAGCCGCACTGGGCCAAACTCGAATCGGTTCTTGAACCTGTGTCGGGAGACCTATTCGCGGCCACTAAGCCGGCACCGCTTGAAACGCTATGGGCCTCCGCGCTAGACCAAGCCCAGCGCACTACAACTCTTGACAACCGTCCTACGAGCCGGTCTAAAGCTGCCGTTGACGCGTCCAGACATGCCGCACTCATGTCCCGCATTATGGATCGCCGCCGGTGAGAGCCGATCTGATCTCGCGTCTATTCGACATGCTCATGGAGGCCCTTCCGACCTATCAGGGCGGCATGGAAGAGACCTTTGCCGCCCGCATAACCGAGCAACTCCGCAGCGAATTCGCCGGCGACCGCCCCCGCATCGCCAAAAACGAGTTGCGCGGAGACGCCCTGCGCGACGAAATCCGCCGCCGCTGGAACGGCCGCAACGTCGACGAAATTGCCGAAGACTTGGGCGTTCACCGGGCCACCATCTATCGCGCCATCCGCTATCGGCAGACCAGTGCAGGCTAGTCGATTGTCGCAATCTGGCCTCGAAATGCGACAGGAGGTGATTATCTAATCACGCTCGTCATCCATTTTTTGACGAGCCATGGCTTTTACCCAGACTGATCTCGCGGCAATCGAATCCGCGCTCGCCACCGGCGAGTTGACCGTCGAAGTCGCCGGCCGTCGGGTGACCTACCAGTCCGCGGACGACCTCCGCAAGCGCCGCGACATCATCCGCGGCGAACTCCAGGCTGCCGGCGCCGTGAGCGCATCCCCGCGCGTGTCCTACGTCACCCGGATCCGCGATTGATGGCCGCCAATCAAACCGCACTCGACCGCCTCATCGGCTGGATCAACCCCGCCGCCGGCGTGCGCCGCCTCCGCGCCCGCGCCGCCCTGGGCGTCGCCACCCGCGGCTATGAGGGCGCCAAGACAGGCCGCCGCACGGCCGGCTGGGTCTCCGGCAGCAATTCCGCCAACGCGGAAATCGGCCCGTCCCTGGTGGCCCTGCGCAACCGCTCCCGCGAACTCATCCGCGACAACCCCTATGCCGCCAAAGCGGCTCGCGCCTTCGTCGGCAATGCCGTCGGCACCGGCTTCATGTTGCGCCTGTCGGAAGGGCAGGGCGTCTGGGATGACTGGTGCCGCGAATGCGACGCCGACGGCCAGCACGACTTCGCCGGCCTCATCGCTCTTGCCGTTTCCGCCATGTTCGAGTCGGGCGAAGTCCTCATCCGCCTGCGCTGGCGCCGCCCCGAAGACGGCCTCGCCGTCCCGCTGCAGATCCAGGTCATCGAGCCGGACTACATCGACAACATCAAGAACGAACAACTCCCCGGCGGCGGCTGGATCCTCAACGGCGTCGAATTCGACGCCATCGGACGCCGCGTCGCCTACTGGCTCTATGGCGCCCATCCCGGAGACTCCGCGCCCATCCTCAAAAGCCTCACCAGCCGCCGGGTTCCCGCGTCGGACATCGTCCACCTTTACGAAAAGACCCGCCCCGGCCAGGTTCGCGGCGTCCCCCGCATGGCTCCCGCCATGCTTCGCCTGCGCGATCTCGACGATTACGAAGAGGCCGAGCTGGTCCGCAAAGGCATCGAATCCTGTTTCGCCGCCTTCGTCACCACAGAAAACGACGACGAGAATGGCGTCACCGGCACCGGCAAGACCGGAACCCCCGGCCGCATCGAAACCCTCGCCGCCGGTACCGTCCAGTATCTCAAGAATGGGGAAGACGTGACCTTCGGCGCCCCGCAACACGTCCGCGGCTACGAGGATTACGTCCGCCAGCAACTCCACGCCATCGCCGCCGGCGCCGGGCTCACCTACGAACTCCTGACCGGCGACCTCTCCCAGGTCAATTACTCCTCCATGCGCGGCGGCCTCCTGGAATTCCGCAGACAGATCGAGCAATTCCGCTGGCTCGCCCTGGTCCCCATGGCCCTCGACCGCATCCTCGACGCCTTCCTGGTGGCCGCTGGGCTCTCCGGCGCCCTGCGCCCTAAAGCCCAGATCACCCGTACCTGGACGGCCCCCCGCTGGGAATGGGTCGATCCCGTCAAAGACGTCGCCGGTGAACTGCTCGAAATCGCCGCCGGACTCAAGTCCTGGCAGGAAGGGGTGCGCGGTCGCGGCGGCGACCCCGCCCAGAACATCAAGGAAATCCAGGAAGACCAGAAGCGCTTCCTGGATGCCGGCATCGCCATCCTCATCGACCAGCTTGCCCTCGGCGCCGCTGCGGCGGCGAAGGAAACCCAAGGAGCCACCGCATGACCGCCCAAAGCCGCCTCGACGGCACCCTCTACCGTTCATTTGACCTCGCCGTCTCCCGCCGCATGGCAGAGGGCGACGGGACCGGCGAAGGCGGCGAAACCGCCCCCGCCGAAAACCTCGTCCTAGAATTCCCCTTCTCGTCGGAAGAGCCCTATCTGCGCTCCTCCTGGTGGGATGACCCATGGGTCGAAATCCTCGGCCACAACGAAGGCGAGTGCGACCTCTCCCGTCTCGCCAACGGGGCTCCGGTCCTCGCCAATCATGGCCGGTTCAGTACCGGCGACAGCCCCCTGTGCCTCATTGGCGTCACCCAGCGGGCCTGGATTGAGGGCGGTCGCGGCTACGTCGGAGTCAAGCTCTCCCGCCGCGAAGGCATGGAAGGCCTGCTGCAGGACATCGCCGACGGCATCGTCCGCAACGTCTCGGTCGCCTACCAGGTCCTGGAGCGGACCCTCGTCAAGTCCAACGGCGGCAACGCCCCGGATGAATACCGCATTACGCGGTGGCTTCCCATGGAGGTGTCTTTTGTAGACATCCCAGCGGATGCCACCGTGGGCCTGTCTCGTAGCCACGAAGCGGGCGAACCATCCGATTCCCAACCGGGCTATCGGGTCATCGAACTGCCCGAACCGGGCGCCTCTCAGAAAGGACTCACCATGGGCCAAGAAGCTCAAACCCAGGGCGCGGGCACCCCGACCGCACCCGATCTCGACGCCGTCCGTCGCGAAGCCGCCGAAGCCGAGCGTCTCCGCGCCGCCGACATCCGCAAATCCGTCCGCGCCGCCGGCCTCGAAGACGCCCTCGCCGACGACTACATCGTCCGCGGCGTAACCGTGGCCGATGCCAATGCCGGCATCCTCGGCAAACTCGCCGAGCGCAGCGACAAAGCCCAGGTCTCCAGCCGCGCCGACATCCAGACCGTGCGCGACGAAACCGAAACCCGTCGCGAAATGGCGTCCGCTGCGCTGCTGCACCGCTTCAGCCCCCGCAACGCGCTGCCGGAAGGCGCCCGCGAATTCCGCGGCCTGACCCTGATCGAACTGGCCCGCGACTGTCTGGAGCGTCAAGGCATCCGCACCCGCGGCATGGACAAGCAGGACATCGCCCGTCGCGCCTTCGAAGGCACCAGCGACCTGCCCAACATCGTCGCCAACGTCGCCAACAAGACCCTGCGCCAAGCCTACCAGGCGGCGCCGCGCACATTCACCGCATGGGCGCGCGAAACCACCGCCGCCGATTTCAAGACCATCACCCGCGTCGCCTTGTCGGACGCGCCGGCCCTTGAAACCGTCAATGAAAACGGAGAATTCAAGCGCGGAGCGGTCACCGAC